GCGCAATGGTCAAATGCCGTAAGGTAGGGGCCAAAAACTGGGGCAATAAGACCAAGAAGGGAGGAAAGTAATATGCCAAAGGTAGGTAAGAAGACATTCCCATACACAGCTAAGGGCAAGGCTATGGCCAAGACCGCTGCTAAGAAGACTGGGAAGAAGATGACAAAGGGTATGAAGTAATGGCTGACTTTTCTCAGGAAAAGAAGTACGGATTACATGGTTGGTTCAAGCGGAACAATGGTAAGGGTTGGATTAATTGCAAGACTGGTGGCCCCTGTGGTCGGAAATCTGCCAGCTCTGGCGGCTCTTATCCCGCTTGCCGACCAACCAAAGCACAATGTACCTCCAAGGGTGTCAAAGCTAAGAAAAGCTCTAAGCCAGTACGATGGGGGTCTTCCAAGAAAGGAAAGAAGTAATGGCTAAAAAGAAATCAAAGAAAGCAAAAGTAAAGAAAATGTCCTGTGGTTGCGGAGGTAAGAAATGACACCAGTAAATGGTAAATTTAAGGTTCTTGGGTTTTCTGCTGCTGGTGCAAGCGTAGCAATTCCAACCGGAACAACTCATTTTATTCTTGCTGGATCTAAATCAGCAACCCACTTGCATGCAAAGATTGATGGCGTAGAGTTTGTTGTTCAAGCTGGTCTTCCAATTGGAATTACTGGTACTACTCTAAGTAATTCTGCCTTAAGTGGTGGTGCCAGCGGCGAATGGACACACGCTACTTTCCTAAGAGTATAATATAAGGGGTAATAAATGTATCATTGTAGAAAAACTATAGGACCTAACGGCGGATCTACTGGAGCAATCTGGGGTATACCAGTAGACAGTAGAACATCTTTTGCAGTTGGAGATATAGTCGCTGTATTTAATCCTGTAAACAATGATCAAATTACAGCTGCAAGCAGAATCTATGAAATAATACCAGTACCAAAATCAAGTGCTGGTACTCTCTTTCTCCAGGTACTCGGTGGTGGGACTAATGGTATTGTATTTTCTAATCAGATTATTCAACAAGGATATGAAGTAAGGGTTTTGGGAGGAAGTTTAGTATCTTCCACTATTTCAGGTCCCTTTAGTTCTTATGTAGATAATCAAGGAATTACTGTTCAAGGCCGTGGTATTATAGAAGAAAACTATAATGAAACAAGACATCAGTTATTAAACTATGATGTTTCAAATACCGAAATACCAACAGCAACCAACTGTAAAAATGCATCTTTTATGTCCGGAACACCGTGGAATTCATACCACTTTAGCGGACTTGTTACAACAGGGCGTGTTAACAATGCTCCAAACACAGGATGGAATGGTAAGGGTTGCCGTATTGCTCATATGTTAACATCTCAGCATATGATTTTTAATGGTCACTATCCACCAATGCGAGATGTGGCATATATTATTGATGCTAATGGCAATAGACAGACAAGAAAAAGAAGAACTCCACAAGAAGTTGGTGCTTCTGGCGGTGGCACAGATCCTTATGCTACTGCATTTAAAGTAGGAGTAATGGCGGTAACTACTTATCCTTTTTGGTTTGCTTTAAAAAATCCTGGATTAGATATTACAGATGTACTAGATGTACCTTTTGAAACATTTCAAAGTTTTACTTTAGAGTTAGTTATTCAAACAATTAAAATACCTGTTAATATTATTAAACCAAAGATACCGTTTATGAAAACAAATATGTTTTCTTCTGCATACCATCAGTTAAATTATACTAACAGAACAATAAAAGCATCTCCTTGTTTACTCATACAAAGTTCTTTTTTTACAGGATATTCAGCGGTATCGTTTGCTAACTTTAATGTAAATAATAATCAGATTGCTTTTGGAATACAACAACAACCAACTGAATTAACTTGGACTAATAAACCTGGATGGTATACACATACCGATGAATTTAATCAAATACAAGTTGGTGATTCTTCTTCTTTGGTTTTCTGGTACTTTGATAGAAACGATGGATCTCAACCAAATATTTTACTTCCACTGACAGGTATACTTTCTGGTGGAACAACAAACGCTTTAAACGTAAATGGAACTTTTGATTATCCTACATTTACTGGATTAAACGGATCAACAGTTACTTCTACTTTTGAAACTCATTTATATACTGCAACCTTATCAACGGGATCTGCTCCCGTTTTAAACGAAAATCAAAAAAAAGTTCTTGAGTTTATTCTAAGAGATAAGAGTTGGCAAATAACTCCAGAAAGTTTTTTATCAGCTGATCCAGAAAAAAACATTTACTCAGATGATATAGTAGATACTAGTGTTAATTGGTATGATGTATCTAATCCAGAAGAGTCATTACCACCAATCACTAACGAACAATTATTTACTCTTAGAAGTGGTGTAAACCTTGTAACAACAAATCCAGCATTTACAAGATTTAAGATTGAAGATAGATTTACCAATGAAAATGTATTTTCATTTGGTACTTCATTTGAAAATGAAAATGAAATTTATTTAGGAACTAGTACTTATCGTTTTAATAGAAAAGGTTATAATATTATTGAAGAAACAGTTGGTATACCGCAACTACACTCAAGACCGCAAATACCACCAGATATATCTTCAGATTTTAAACTATCAATTATAACATTTAGAAGAGCAACAACTAAAGATTTAATACCCCTTCAATCTGATCCAAACACACTAATAAGTGTATTTAGATTTGGTGGTAACTTAACACAAGACAGAGTTCTTACTCCGGTAGATATGGAATTCCACAGATCCGGGGCTAAACTTATTAAGAAAAAATTAAAGTAAGGAAACCATATGTCAGCTAAAAAAATAACATTACAACAAGCATATGCTTTATCTACTGGTACTTTTATATCACCAACTAATAGAAAAAGATTTACAACTAATATTGTAAGAGGATCTTATAAAACTAAATTAGAAGCTTTACTAAAAACAACTCCAATAGATTTAACAGAAATACCAAGTTTAAGTGGTGGTTTAGTAGATCCTGTACTTGCAGCTTCTGGTTATGATTTAGCTTTAGGGTCTTTATCCATAATTCGACCACTTTTTGACCTTAACTTCGTTACTTTAGCTGCTACTACAGGTCAAAATAAATTTTTTAAAATAAATGGTAACGGTCAAGTAGTATCTTTCCACGGTCTAGTAAAACTAGAAGAAGATAAAACAAAAATTGCATCTAGTGAAACTCCGTATTGGTCATCATGGCCAGATAGTTCATATCAAAAGTCTTCAACTTTTCGATTACTACCTCCTTTAGAAAATGGTCGATGCCGTGTTTTAAATACTGGAAGTGGTGATACCTATATTTGTTTTGCCTTATCTCTTACAATTCCAAATCCACTGCCAGCACCATACGATGTTACTTCTATTGCTGTAAATAGTATCGCCTTTTGGAATTTACCAACCAACTGCCAAGTTGAGGTTTATGGTTTTGTAGCAGATAGCGGAAATCCTGGTGTTAATTTTAATACTACAACTCCATTTTTTACAAAAGCAGACTATACAGAAGCAACAACAGCAGTATCATGGAGTAATTCTTATGGATATAAATATGGTGAATACGCTGACTATAGTGGTACAATTTATAGAGCCAAGTCTAATTCTGTGCCAGTAGGTACACTACCTACAGATACTACACACTGGATAGATACAGGAGAATCAAGCGGTACTCCAATTTCTAAATACACTCCTCCCAGTATAGTTGGGGTAACTATTTCAACTATTCCGTACTATGAAATAAGAATACATAAAGATAATACTATTCCTTTCTTGCTTGGTTCTGATGGTAAATATTCTATAACTCCAAATCCAAGCTATCAAGCTAATTGGTTTAACTTAAGTACAACATCTCCTCCTGTTGTAGTAGATGATACAGATCCAAATCCACCAACATGGGATGCTGGATTCTTTAAAGTTAGTCCAGTTAATAATGTTTTAAATAATGCCTCAAGTGGTTTTTTTATTACCTCTAATTTTTTACCAACTGGTGATCAATTAACTTCAGTTGGATCATCTCAAGGAGCAGTAATTGGTGCTTCTTTTGGTACGGTTTTAGAAAATTCTAAATGTTATTCTATTGGTTCTTCTTTTATCTATGGAAGTGATGGAATAAATTTAGATGAATACTATTATCATAAAACTGGTCAAATAATTGTAAACAAGTTAAAGAAGTGAGATAAAATGAAAAACAAACTAACTAAAAAGAAATCTATGGTAAGTAAATTAGGAATGCAAAATCAACTTGGTGTTCAAAGCCAACTTGGTAGTGATATGATGTCATTAGACGGACCTATGGCAGCTCAATCTACTGGAGCATTCCAGAGAGTATCAGGCAGTGGCACAGTTGGTGGTATGTCTATGACCGAAGGCGGTGCTAAAGCCGCAGCTCAAAAGAAACAAAAAGCTAAGGGCCTTAAGCGATGAAGCCTAAGGTTAACTTAGATTATATTAAAAATCGTACTGGCCCAAAGCCAGATAGTAATAAACCAAAGTTAATTAAAAAATCCAAGACTGGTCGTAAATAACCAACAATCTTGGTAAGGAGAGTTTTAAATGTTAGATAACACAAATGCTGAACAATCTCAACCTGTCGAGACTCAGCCTGAATTAGTTAATACAAGCCCATCAGAAGATCCTGTTATTACACATGAACGTGCTATGTTTAACAAGTATGTTCAAGATCAGGGTCAAAAGATACCATCTAATTTCAAAGATGCAGACGCTTGGTTTAACAGCCTTGTAGAAGCCCGTAAAGGTTTTACTCAAGCAAGACAGGAGGTTGCTGCCTTGAAAAAGCAGTATGCTGAGGGTGGTACAGTAAATCCAAACTTTAATGCACCACAGCAGGTTGAACCTTCTAGTACAGAAAAGCCAGAAGATTTATCTGGCATTCCTGAAGATCTTAAAATCAATTCAGCATCACAGCCACCAACACTTAATAATACCAAGGTTAGTGCAGAAGATTGGACCAAGTGGGGCAAGGAAATTGACTCAAGTGGTTCCGTAAGTGCTGCTACCCGTAAGGAAATTAAGGAAAAGATGGGTGCTGATGATGTTATAATTGAGCAAATGATCCGTGGTCGTAAAGCATTAGCTAAGCAATCATGGGACGAAGCGGCTGGGGTTGTCGGAGGCAGTGATAACCTCAAGCGAATGTTCAAGTGGGCTCAAGAAAATCTTACTAAAGAAGAAATTGAAGCTACCAATAGAGCATTACAGACAACTGCATATAAAAATGTGCTGTTAGGTCTTCGGGCTAGAGTAGAAGCAAATCAACCACAGCAAAAGCCAAAGGCTCAGGAACCGCAGGCTTTGCCAAATAGAGTGAATCCATCACAGGTTCCACAGCAAGTACAGGTATTTAAAAACATGGCGGAACAAAAGGCTGCATTGTCAGACCCTCGTTATAGAACAGACTCTGGTTTTAGAAAGGCTGTTGAGCAAATGTTAGTAAATACCAGTAGATTTGGTTACAGAAATCGTTAACTCCGTAAAATCCTTAGGACACGGAACAACTAATGGTTTCTCCTAAGTTATTATTTTTTATTAAAGAGAGTTTCTAATTTAAGGAGAAACAAACATGGCAGATTATACAGTCTCAGGTAATGGTGATATTAATCCAATCTTTCCAGTAGTTGCTAACATTGGTAACTGGCCACAAGGTGGCAGTGCTCCAGCAACATCTTCTGGCACTCCCAATGTTTCTGGTGCAGATAATGCTAATTACTGGCTACCAATTTGGAGCGGTGAAGTTCTAAATGCTTACGATCAGTACAATGTATTTGAACCAATGGTAATGACTGAAACCATTGAGTCAGGCACTACCAAGAGATTCCCAATCACTGGTACTGTCGGTCACATTGGCGTTTGGAATGCAGGTGATGAGCTCATTGGTTCAAAGGATATTGACAACCCAGGTTGGTTCGATATCTCACTTGATCAAAGACCAATGGCTTCATTCTTTGAACTTGATGATATTCACCTTATGCTTACCCAGTGGGACTATAGATCAGAACTTGCTCGTCAAGCTGGTCTAAAGCTAAGCTACATTCGTGATAAGCAGATTGCTTGCATGATTGCTCAAGGTGCTTTTACCGTTGCTAGAAGACCATTCTCAGATAAATACAATGGTATGAACGTCGGTGGTGCATCTTCAATCCTACCCCCAGACTCACGCTTTAACGTATTGGGTCTTCGTGGTGCTGATTCAGGTGATCGTACTGATGCCGCCCTACTACTCCTAGAGTATTTAGAGCGATACATGGTACGTCTTGCTGAAATTGACGCTACTATGGGTGAGGTTTATTGTGCAGTTACCCCACAGGCTTTCCATGACATCCGGGCTCTAGGTATTGCCCGTGATTCAAGCGGCCTACAGGGTGGTGCTGGCCGTCCATTCTTCGGTGGCGTTGCTGAAGCAGGCGGTCTTGGTACTGGTCTAAGCAATGGTTTATTTGGCATTGCTGAAAGCCTAGATTACATGGGTGTAAAGATCATCAAGAGCAATCACCTTGGTGAACTTGACCACGCTAAGGTTGAATCTGGTCTAACTAACACAACCAGAGGTACTATTAGCTCAGTTGGTAAGCTATCTAACGGTGGTAATGTTGGTGTTATTGGTGACCTAGGTGATGCCAAGTATAACTTCAACTGGTTTAATGGTACTCGTAATGACGATACCGTTGTTGCCAATGATGGTATAGCCAATACCAGTGATGTCCTTACTCCAGTTAAGGCTCTAATTTGGCAGCGCAGCGGTGTATGCTCACTTAGACTTCAGGGTATGAAGGTAGAGACAGTTAAGGATGTCCGTAGAGGTACATTCTTTACTGTAGCTAGCATCATGGGTGGTGCTGGTGTACTCCGTCCAGAACTCTGCGGTGCTATCCAGGGTAACTACACAGTCTGATACTACATCTCAATTAACTTAATATTCGTATCTAGGGGGTCGAAAGATCCCCTAGATATTTTTTCTAGAAGGGAGGATTAAATGAAGTCTTTTAATCCAATTCAAAACGCTTCAAGAGGACTTGGAGACACAGTTGCAAAGTTTACTAAGGCTGTTGGTATTAAACAAAAGCCTGGTTGTGGCTGTGCTAAACGCCAAGAAATACTTAATAGGTTAGTACCCTACAAACAGAAAGGTAAGTAATGGGGTTGTATAGTTACACAGACGCTATAAATCACATGTTACTATCTTCTGGTGAGCATATAGTAAGTTCATTAACTGCGGAATCTGGTGTAGATACCAGTGTTGCTCAGTTTATTCTTACAAAAGCCATCAAGACGGCAACCATGCGAGGTGTAGCAAACAATAGATTTATAAACACTTATACTCCGAATGGTTCTGGTTTAATAATTCTACCAGATACTGCTTGCTATGCTCAGGTTGTAGAGCCTCTGTTCGACACTACGACGGGGGAGGTGATCCAAACAACTATTAAGTCCAGTCCAACTAGACTCTACAATATTACCAAGCAGACCGATGTGTTTACTAAAGAATTAAAAATTGAAGTAATTGTAATGCTTGGAGACAATTCTAATCCATTAAATCCATATGGATGGAATGATATTGATTCTGCATTACAAAGAGGTATTATGGAAACCGCAGCAAGAGAATATCAAATGGTAACCCAAGGCGATGCTGAGCTTGATCGTATCCTGCGAGAAAGAGAGCAAATGCATATGGCAAAGGGTAAGGCAGCAGATATCTTCAAGAAGAACAGGTCAATCTTTAATGGTGATCCTGGCACTGGTGCTGCTGTTGATCGGCGCGGTATTCTAAGTAACGATCCTTACTTTACAAGAACGAGGTTCTAATGGCATTTGCAAGAGTAGCTATATCATCACTTAGTGGCGGGGTAGGCAGACAAGCTCCATCAAAACGACTAAATACAGAAGCAGAAAACATTGATAATTGTTTAGTTACTCTTGAAAAATCTGTCGAAAAGCGTCCCCCATTAAGTGCTATTAAAACAGCAGTAGATCCTGTGTATTTAGCTATACCAAATACACTACCTAGAATAACTTTCCTTAACTCAGGTGCTAATACAAACTTTTCAACTGATAATTTGTATTTTCATTTTTTAGATATTGATGGATACAATAGGTATTGTATAATCATTAATCGTGCTGGGTATTCAATAGATCCTCTAGCTGGTAATTCATTTACTTGGACTAGCGGTGGTAATACTATTGAAATAAATTTAACCGACTTTGTTACTGTATATAGAATTGAACCAACAGAGTGGATTAAAGAAGTTGTTGATAATGATGCTGGTATTCCAAACTCTTCTGGATTTAGTCGTGGTATATTTGAGTATCTAACATATGGTAATAAATCAATTACCAGTAGTTATAGAATCTGTAACTCTTTAATTTCAAATGTAGCACCTACCAAGATTAGAGAAACATTTGGTAGTATTGACTACGACGTGGGTATTATTCTATGGAATAGATTAATACCTATTGACTTTTTGCCTGATAACTCTAATGCAGAGTCTGATGGTTGCTTGCCCTGGGAAGGTGGTAACGGAGAAGAACATAACTTTGAAAACTTTTATTCTAATATTCAATACAATCAAGTTATACACTCCGGTGATTTAATAAATTATAAAGTATCTCTACCTATTCCAGATTTCGGTACAATTACAAATCCAGCTATTCAAGAAGATAATTTATCTGGTTCCTATTATTGGAAAAATGTTAGAGATGATATTAACTTTTCTATTGATCCAGAAACACAAGAAGAAACTGAGGAAGGACAAAGTAAAGAAGACTTTAAAGCAATACCTCAGTTTCCGGCGAGTGAAGTACAAGCAGATATAACAGACTTAAACGGATTGAATGCTGTTAGAACGCTACATCACTACTATGATAATCCTAGATTGTTACCTCTTAATGTAAGCAATCAAATTGATTGGACAAGAGATAACTATCAGTGGTCTTCTCCATTACCAGCTGAAGAAAGAGATACTAATTTATATGGTCTTGGTAAGATATATAATGCAAGATCTCCATATTTAACCTTTCCAGCTGGGTTTTATAGAGCAACAAGATATACTAAGGCACCATACTTTGAACGAGTAAGATCAGAAGGACCTAATACAGTCTTTGATCATCGTAGAATGCCTATAATGATCTATAAAGATGTAGCTAATGATGGAAAATGGCGAGTAAAACACATGCCACTATTTCCTCGTAGGTCTGGTACTTCAATTAACAATCCAGGGCCAAAAGCTTTTACACGAAAAGAAAAGATTCAGGCAATGGCTATCTGGAAGAACAGACTTTGGGTTGGTACTACTAATACAGTTATTGCTAGTAGAACAAATTCTTTCTTTAATTGGTGGATTGATGATGTAAATAATCTAACTGATATTGATCCAATTGATATTGAAGCTAGCGTTGGCTCTTATAATAAGATTAGTCATATGGTTCCATATCAAAAAGTTATGTTGGTTTTAAGTTCAGGATCATCACAGTTTGAACTTCGTGGTGGGTCTATTGATACAAACATATCAGCATTTAATGTTGAGTTTAGACCTACATCGTTCTTTAGTACATCTAAACTAACAATGCCACAGATGATGGGAACAAGTATATTTTTCATGGATAGGGGTAAATCTTATATATTCTTATCCGGTGGAAGCCTTGGTGATGAGTTTTCAACATCTCAGGATATTAGCTATCATTGTAGAAACTATTTACCAGAAGACATAAAAACAATTACAGCATCGTCTGCTACTAATACAATTTTTGCTGTAGATGAATTAAATCCAAACTATATCTATCTTCATACCTTTAGAACCAACCGAGAAACAACAATGCAAAATGCATTCCACCGTTGGATCCTATCTCCTCAAGATGAAGTAGTAGGATTAAAGGCATATGAAAAAGACTTTTATGTTGTAAGTAGAAGACCAGCAAACGCTAATGCTTCAGCAGATAAAAGATTGGCTGCTTATTTTGTATCCCTAGAAACAGTACCAGTAACTACGCCAATGATAGACTGGCTTATTAAACTAGATGCTGCTTATATGGTTTATTCAAGTGTTTCAAACGAAACAACAATTAATTTACCATTTTATGATCCAACTACGGATTATGTAGTCAAGGCTAATGAATGGGGAACATCAGCATTTACTCCTTATAAGATTGAAAGTGCTGATAGGTGGGTTAATGCTTTAAATTATACAAGCATTAAAGTAGCTGGGGATTTAAGAGAATATCCAGTTTGGGTTGGTAGATCTTATCAAATGAATGTTGAGTTATCTTCCATTGTATTTAGACAAGATCCAAACAATTCTTCTAGTTATATGGATGGTGTTTTAAATCTTAAGAGATTAACTACAAGACATAATAATTCTGGTAACTACGATATAGTTATCCAGAGAAAGGGTAGACCCCAAACAAAAACTACGTTCTATCCTCTTGATTTAAATAGTATATTAACAACAAATACACAACTCAAAATCGATGTTGTTGGTGAGCACCTTACAAAGGTATTGTCTTATTCTGAGGATTGTAAGATCTTTATTCAAAGCTCATATCCAGTGCCATGCAACATTACAAACATTGAAATTTTGGGTAACTTTAGAATTCGTAACTCAAGTGCAGAATAAGGAGAGAACATGCCCTGTTATAGTTATACAAGTGGAACAACAATATCATATGAAAATATGGTTGAAAAGGTTTGGTCTGGATCTGGAACAACCTATTCTTACAACAGTCTTTATTGGATTTGTGAGTTTGAAGAGGCTGCTCAGTTAAAGGTATTTACTCGGGCCACCCCTCTTTCCGTAGAAACACAACTTATTCAGGGTACTAATTATACTGTTAATACAACAACAAAAAATATTGTACTAACGGTTCCAGTTAATACTGGTCAGGTTGTTATTAGACGTTCTACTCCTTGGGAAAAAATGCTTGTTGTTTTTAATGAAGGTGCTAAACTAACCGCTGAACAGTTGAATCTTTCATTTCACCAGTTACTTTTTACTATTCAAGAAAAAGAGTTTCAGGGATCAACATTTAATCATTATTTCTTTCCTCCAGCTGTAGTCCCAACCTGGAATGCATTAACAGATTACACAACTGGTGATTATGTTTTATATAATGGTAATTACTATTATGCGGTAACTGATCCGGGAGTAGGACAAACTCCATTAAATCCTGGATTCTGGACTCAAATTGCTTTTTCAAATAATGGTATTATTGTAATTGGAGCACCAAATGCCAGAATCGAACCGCTTGTATTTGATTTATCTACCATACAACCTGGTCAAAAACTTGTATGGACAGGGGATAGAATTATTGGAACCACTATTGGATTAAACGATGCATTTATTAGTAACCCACAAAGTGGTGATATCTTAATTTATAGTGGCCCAACTCCGCAGCTTATTAATGCTGCAGCAACAGTAGATATAACAGAAAACAATCTGGTTCTTTATGATAGATGTTTTTACAGAACTAGATCAGTAGCAACAGCAGAATCAGGTTTAAATAATACTCCTTATGTTAAATCCGTTGCTGGTCTAACAGCTCAGCAGGCAGACTTTGATGACTCTGAAGACTATAGTAGTGTAACTTTAATTAAACCCTTTAAGAATATTAATAACTCTTGGGTTTTGCTTGATGCTCCAACTACATATAAGTTGATTAAAAACATGATTCCACTCCAGAATCCAAGCAATCCATCAAGTCCTCCAAGAGAAAATCCAGAAATATTCTTCCAAAGACTACAAACAGATATTGCAGATTTAGTTGCAAGTGGTTGCGGTGCTCCAAATGCAATTAAAGTTAAGTTTGTATGGCATGCCAATCAAAATAAAACTGGTCAAGTTGGCGTAGATACCTCTTCTTATGGTGGCATACCAGTTCCAAAAAGTCAGTATGCTTTATTGGGTACAGATAGAAGTCTTGATACTGCTTTCTGGGATCATCCTAGAGAATTGTATTCTCCTTGGGGTTATGTGCCTATAGATATAGCATATTACCCCAGTCCAGGTGGGGATTCAGCTACACAAGATGCTAACGGCATGGTAGCAAAAGCATTATACTATCAAGCAAATGCTTCTGTAGTTGTTAACGGTGTAACAGAAACCGGCCTTGATAGATATAAAATTGAAAATCCATTTTTTAGTGGAGACATGTATACTTTATTTGGGCCTTCACCATGTACTGCTAATGCAACACCTGGTTCGCCAAGTGCATGTATAAGATCTTTAGAATTTACATCTAAACTTTATGGTTTAAATATTAAATCGTTTTATTTAAGTATTCCAGAATGTAAAACAACAACGCTTTTTATACCAATTTTAAGAAATACTACCACTTCTCCATATACTTTAATTGGTAATACCGTAGATCATATTGATATCTTGCCAAGTATTAATGCAATCGGTATGGAAACAGAATCTCACAATCAAACTTTATTTGCTAGGGATTATTATTTACTTGGCTTGCGTGATTTGGCTTTTGCTGCTACAAGAAGACTAGAGCAGTTTAACGGTAGTGTTTCTATGTCAAACACCAAGTGGAGAGATACACTTGTTAGGTATGCAAAAGGTGATCTTATTCAAGCAGAATACAATGGATGGAATCAAACATTCTTTAAACGACTTGAAACATCAGAGGCTTATAAACAAATAACATTTAAAATACCAGAACAAATTATTTATTATAATAAAGCAGCTCTTGCTTTATCTGATAAAACATACAGTCCAGTTTCTGGTGGTATTTCAAGAGCAACAGCAACTGGTGATAGAACTAATGTCAGATTCCAGGGTTATTACAGACCATACTTTGGCGGACTAGATACAAAAACAGATGCAAGTTTTGATTCTATAAGATTAGCAAGAGGTACTCTATTCTCTGGTGTTTTTGGTGTTCAAGGTAGCTATTACTGGAAAGCAGACTCTGTTTGGACGGAGTGGACAAACGCTTGGCAGGGTTTATCTGGTATTGAAACAGAAGATAGACAGTATAATGTTAATACTTTTAATGAAGCCTGTATAGATTGGATTACTTGGGGAACTCAAATAGCATCTAATGCTATTGTTACTACTCCAAACTATTTTAGATCGGTTCAAAATCTACCTCCAACAACTTATATCAATACTACTGTTAGTAATGATGGCACTGTAGGTGCATCTGTAGCAAACAAAGAAGGCAAGTTTTTTGTTCCGTGGCCCTATAGACCAAATGAACTAGTTCCAAATTCAGGTGGAACAGCTATTGAAACATCTGGATTAAATGGTACATCGTTTGGTGCTGGTACTTCGGGAACACACCTATTAAATATTGATGCTAATAAACTATTTTCAGAAGCGCATAATTTTATTCCAGATCCAATGGATGAATATGTATTTAGAATCGTAGCTAAAAAGGATATTACAGAACAGATTGTGCAGCCTGGTGATCCGGTTTTAAGAACAAGCGCGATTCTTGAGTGGGGTTTAGCTGATTCTGCAAATTCAAATAGTCCTACTACAGTTAACGGTAGTACGCTTAGTAATGTGTTTAAGGATTTTAGTTCATTGCAGGATAGAGAAGTAATGCGTGTTAATTCTAGGTATGACTATTCTAAGATTAAAGTTTTTATAAAAAACGAAACATTAGAAAGTGCTCCAATTACAAATGATGTTAGGTATATTATTACTTTAGTTATAAGAGTACCAAGAATTAAATCAATTGGATATTGTTCAATCTTTAGAAAGTGGCATCCAGATGCCGCAACTAACAATGTACCGGAATATACATCTATTAATGACGATACAAATAAAGATTTAGGTCCTTGGAACTTTGCTGATATTGATTTTAAAAATAACTTATTAACTGGTGGCTTGACTTATCTAACTTCTTCTAGTATGGTAACATATGATAACTTAGTTAACTCAGCTGTATCTACTCAGTTTGATTCGCATGAAGGTACTGGTGTTAATAATACGGCATCATCCATGACTGCTCCAATGATTTCTGGTAGAAATGAATGCGCTGTTAAATTTGTTAGAGCTGGTATTCCAAGTAATCTATGGATTAGACTTTCTGTATTAGTCTCTAATCAACTACAACCTCTACTAAACGGGGATTATCAATACTACGGATTTGATAGCAATGTTATAGATGAAAACTAAGGAGTTAACATGGTGGAACGTAGAAAAGAATCTCATAATAATATTTTACAATGGTTTCAATTACTTGTGCTTAGTTTAGGTGTTGGTGGATTTTTTATTGATATTGGTAAAAGATCTCAGCTGCTAGATAAAACAAATCAAGATCTATCTGAACTAAAGGTTATTGTCCAAGATCTAGTTAAAGCCCAGATTCAAATCTCGTCTAATGATGCCACACATAAAGCCATGTTAGACGATCTTAAATCACGGGTTGTAGAGCTAGAAAGAAGGCGATAATGAATAGATTAATATTACTTTTTTGTTTATTATTTATTGTAGGCTGTAAATCACCCACTGCCCAGATTGCTAAGGATGCTAATGAAGTATCAACCTTAGCCCAATCATCTAAAGAAAGATTCACTAGGATTGATGAAGCCACAAAAACCAAGGTTATAGATGTTGCATCGATCCAGTCTGAATGCTCGGCTGGAATAGATGAACAAGATACTATAGTTGGTTTGACAAAGTCTACATTAGTTTCGTTAACTAAAGTAGAAGACGAGGTTCCTTGGTGGGCTAGTTTATTATCTTATATAATGGTAGCACTTAGTATTATAGCTATATGTTTTATACTATGGTATACTGGGTTAGGATCATTACTTAAGAGTATATTCTATTCTTTAGGTTTATTTATTCCTAAAGCTAAACTAGAGCAGGCTGAGCTAGCTAAGAAAACGCTAGATGAGTCTGATCCAGTTACCCCTAGGGAAATGGTTGCTGCACTACGGGCATCTGATAAAGCTTTTGATGCAGCTTATACTAAATTAAGTAAGGAGAAATAACATGGAATCATTTTTAGGTAGTCTTTGGTTTGCTGGTATGGCTTTTGTTGTTGGTTATGTTCTTGGTCACATCTTCCCAATCAGCAAGTTTGGTAGCAAGTAATATGAAAGATCAACTTAGCAAGCTACAGGAGCTGCTAATTAGCCGTTTAATTGCTGACTTTGGCGATGAGGCTAAGTGTACTCCTGGTTTTTATACCGTAGTTCGCGGTATCCTTAGTGATCATAAGGATCAGGTCAATAAGATTCCTAGCGAGTCTATTGAAGCCGTAGAACTAGCCATGAAAAATGCAGCACCATTTAAGATGAATAAAGCTGCTTATTAATAGGAGATAAGGATGCGTGTTCCCCAGGAAGTAACTGACGATTTTAGGAATCACTTATACTTTTGTTTTAAACATCTTGGACTGGGAGAACCAACACGAATCCAATATGAGTTAGCCAGACAGATACAAGAAGGTCCCGATGATCAGATTATTGCGGCAGGCCGTGGTACTGGTAAGTCTACCATTACCGCTTGCTTGGCTAGTTGGGAGTGGTTAAAAAACCCCAACTGTACTTTCCTTGTACTGTCTAATACTCAGGGCAAAGCCATTGACTTTGTTTCTCAGGCTAGAAAAATTTTATCTGTTGTTCCTTATTGTGTACATCTAATCCCCGGAGATACAGATAAGGACAATGCCCTTGGTTTTAATGTAGCCATTAGAACCAAGTTTACACAGGACTTAAGCTGCGCTGCCAGAGGTATTACAGGGCAGATTACAGGTCTTCACGCTGATCGTATCATCTTAGATGACATTGAGATTGCTGGTAAGAACGAGACTCCAATAGGTAAAGAGAACCTATTAAAGAAGTTAAACGAACTTGAATCTATTCGTAATAAACCATCTAGAGTTATCTTCCTAGGTACACCCCATTATCAGGACTCTATTTACAATGTCCTTAAGGGTTCTTATCCCATGATTAAGTACCCAGCAGAGATGCCAAATCCTACCGTACCACATGAGGTCGAGGATGTGGCTTCCTGGGTCCTAGAGCTCAATATAGAGCCAGGGGATGCAACACAGCCCGAACGGTTCGACCGAGCCGAGCTAGCCGCTAGACAGGCTAAAATGGGGCCTAGTGCTTATGCCCTCCAGTACCGCCTAATTACAAGTCTAGCTGATGCTGATAGATATCCGCTTAAGTTACGGGACCTTATAGTTATGGATGTAGATCCTCAAGTAGGCCCAGATAGGGTTATTTGGCAGGGTCAAAATCCACTTTCTGGAATCCCTATGTTTGGTATTTCTGGGGATTTAATACCAGAACCTATGCATATTTCTCATAATTTTATGCCATACCAACATATGCATATGAGTATAGACCCATCCGGTAGGGGTACTGATAAAACTGGTATATGCGTTTCATCTGTATTGGGCGGTATAATTTATATACATGAGCTACTAGGTATTGATGGTGGATATGATGATGCTACCTTAACAAGGATAGCAAAAATTGTAAATGAATACAACATACCACTTATAAGAGTTGAAGCTAACTTTGGTGATGGTTTATTTACTAAAGTTTTAACTCCTTTTATTACCGATAGGTGTGGTAAGGTTGGAATTGAAGAATTTAAAGTAACAGGTCAAAAGGAATTAAGAATTATAGAAACGCTAGAACCTGTTATGTCTATGCATAGATTGGTAATTGCTAGAAAAGCAATCCGTGATGAAGAAAATCAAATGCAGATTACAAGATTACACCGTGGTCGTGGTGCTTTAAAGCATGATGATAGAGTTGATTCTTTGGCTTCTGCCGTAGATTTTTACAAAGATCATATGGTAGTAGATACAAAGAAAACAATTCAAGATATTGAAAAGAAAACATGGGAAAAAAGAATTAATGACTGGGCTAATAACTTTAGGGCTGGTGACTATGTTCCAAATAGTGGAGCACTAAAGATAATAGCTAGTAATGCTAAACCTAAAAAAGCGAGGAATCAATGGGGATGGTAAAAGAAATATTAGCTTGTATAATTGTAACTTTATTATTGGTGTTAACTGAAACAAATGTAGAAATCAATGTTGCATTTTTTCCATTAGTAATGGCAGGAATGGGACTAGCCCAAGGTATCATGGGTGGCATGGCTCAATCAGCAGCAGCAGATCGCAGAAATGCGGAAGCAACAAATAAATGGGCTAAAGAAAGTGCTCAAACTGCTTGGAACAATGCAAAGTCTCAACTAGATACCCTTAAGCAGTTTGAAAACCAGTTAAAAAGAAACAATCAAATTAATCAAAAAGCTTTTGAGTATAGGTATGATGCTACTCAAGCTTTGCAAGCTATGAATAATACCAAGAAAAGAGAAACCTCAAATCTAGCCATGAGTCAACGAGCAACCCTCATGTCTTCAGCTGGAGCTAGGGGTTTATCTGCTAGGTCTGGTTCTACGTTATCTATGATTACAGCACAAGCCAATGCTTTAATGCAGGCTAATAAAAACCAAGAACTTGAATACGCTCAGGGTCTAAAGAATATTAGAACCCAAGAAAAGAATATCCTTAATGAAAAGACATTTAATACATTCATGCCTAACATTCAAGGATTTAATCCTCCTCCAATCCCAGAAGATACAAAAGCACCCCTTATTGGTGGTATTGTTTCTGGTGTTATGGGTGGTGTTTCTGGTGCAATGACTGGTCAAAGTTTTGTAAACATGTTTGGAGGAGATTAATATGGCTACTGATCCTAGATTACTACAGTTTCAAGATTCTAATAGTTTAAACTTATCAGTTACCCCTGGCAGTGTAGAAAAGCAGGGTGAAAGAATTGGTGGTGAGTATAGAGTAGGAACTGGTCCTCTATATGTTGGCAAGTCATCGCAAGAATCTTTGTTTGAAAGTCTTTCTATGATTGCTGGTGGTGTTGTTGGAACAACTCAAAACCTAGTTCAGTACCAAGCGGTAGTAGATGAAGGTAAAAGACAAAAGTTTTTAGCCGAGTGGGAAAGTCCAGATGGGCCAGCGTCTAAAATCAGTAATGATCTAACTCTATCTGACGAAGAAAAAGTAAATAAAACTCAAGAATGGTTAGAGTCTAATGTACCAAATCAAAACTCAAATAGAGTATTTGGTGCTAAGGTAATGAAAGATTGGTTTGATAAAAATCCACTTGCTAATGATTTGTTTGATCAAAAGTTTGCAAACTTTCAAGAAGAGGCGGCAACACTTAGTCCAGATCAGAGATTAGAGCTATACGACGAGCGGTTTAAGTATTACATTAGTTCTGAATTACCAAATGCTGTTAATGCAAGAATTACTTTACTTGGTCAAAGTGCTAAGCATATTACAGATTTAAACACTGTAACAGACAACCTTGTAATTGAATCTCAATCTAATAGTTTCTTAACCGTAGCTCAGGCTGTCCTTGCTTCAAAAACAGGAAACCAACAAGCTATAGCTTTATTACGAGAAAACGCAAAAGATCCAGCATCAAAGCAAGAGTTAGAAAACCAAATAGAAGTAGCTGAAAGATATATTGAAACACCTACGGTTGATTATTTAGATGCTGCATTATTCAGCGGAGTAACTGGGTCTGGACCTAAGGTTCCTGGATCAATTCAAGATTCTTATTTTGAAGAGAGAAATGAAAAAGCTAGGGCTGCTGCGCTTAGGCTTCATGGTCAGTTAATGCCAAAGATTGTTTTAGAAAAGGCTGCTTGGGAATCTTCTACTCAAGAACAGCAAATGCAGAAAATAGCTTTGCAGGGTCTTCCAACCAATCCAACAGCTGCTGTTAGGGAAGTTATTAGTCCAATGTTAGTTACTTCTGCAAACAATCAAACACCAGAAACACAAGCTAAGGTTGTTGGTAGCTTACTAAAGTCTGTTACTGCAACAGCTAAAAAGAATAACTGGAGTGAAGAAGAAACATCTACTTACTTTTTAGATGTAGTTAAGGAAGCATGGAAAAACGGTAGCCCAACTATAAGACAGTGGCTTGCTTCATCTGGTTTACTTGGTATAGAAGAAGCTGAACTTACATCACTAAGTGGTGTATTTGAAACTAATGCATATCCTTTTGAGTTTGAAGAAAAAACTAAAGAACATCTTAAATATTCTTTAAACGAAAATAATGAATTTTCTCAACACTTAAATAAAAAAGCCGTATTAAATGCTTCTGGAAGTGAAGCATTACCACAAACAATAGTTTCTCCAAATCAATTACCAGTCTTTGGTTCTTACTTTAAGAATCTCATTTCAACCAATAATCCTAATGCATTTACAGCAAAAGCTGGTTCTTATAATCAGCAAGTAGTAGCCGGATTTGATGATTTGGGTCTAGGTCAAGAGTTACTAAACGAAGGTACAGGACCCATAGTCTGGGCTTCTCTTGGATTACCATCCCAAGACTATAGACTATGGTTAGCTGTACAACGAAACGAAGATATTGATCCAGGAGTTGCTGCTTCTATTGAATCTAGATATGGTAGAATTAGAGATATTGATTCTGCAATAGCTTATGTTCAGGAAAAAAATGCAGATCCAAAGTGGGCAACAATGAATGCAGCTGCAAAAAAGGAACTACAAAAAATATATTCTTGGGCTAAGTCTGCTGCTGATAGTGGAAGTGGATCAGGATTACCTGGATACTTTAGTACTGAGGGAGATGCTAAAACGATTTTAGAAGGAGTATCTACAAACCCTGTGGCACAGAATCAATCTGCATTTGAGTTTGCTACAAAAACAACCGAAGGTAATCAACTATCATTAAAAATATCACAAATTGGCGAAGCTTTGGTTTATGACAGACCAAAAAATAGTGGATTATTATTTCAAATTCCAACCGGACAAACAATAAATGGCGAAACAATTCCATTCCCTGAAGAAGTAATGTCTCAGGTTACTTCATATTTAGTAAAGAGGCAGGAAGAATTACAAGTAGGATTAAAAGAAGGCAACATAAACTTTATACAATACAAGGCTGCTCTATCAAGATTAGAAAAGCAAGCTAAAAGATATGCTGTTGGCGTACTTTTAGATGAAGAAATTGCAAGAAATCCAGAAGTTTATCTTGGCTCTAAACCAGAAAAACAACAAGCTCAACTTGATTTGTACAAAAAGTGGAAAGAATCTTTTTTAAACCTAAACGAAGAATTTTATTACTGGACAGCAAATACAGATAATTCTGATTTGTTTTGGAAAGATACTTCATTTCTTTCTTTATACTCTGCGGATAATAATTTAGATAATATTTCATTTAATGCAACAGAAGCTGGATTAGAAGATCCTGAAGAATTAAAGAAATGGTATAGACTTTCTTTCTCGTTTTCAAGGGGTTTGTTTAATGAAGAAAATGTAAGAACAACATTAAAGAAACACTTTGAAGTTCTTTCTATTGCTAGGGATAGCGGTGCTACTGTTCCTGATATGTTAAAAACAGAAGATGGTAAACAAGCTTATTATGTATTAATGGCATATATGTCTGGAGTTAATCAAAGAGCGCGTACTCAAGTTTTAAAAAGTGGCAATGCTTTTGATGTTGCGTCTTTTAATATAGCTAGAAATACTATTTTACAAAGAGAACTTTCTGGTGGTGCTGAAAATTATATTCCAGCAGCTAGATGGCTATCTGGATACAACCTTTTAACAAACAGTCCAGATGCAAAAACTGGTGCTTATAAAGTTATGAATCCATCTGGTGCTTATTTAAATATTTCAAATGATCAACTAGCATCTTATCAAGCAGAAGAGGATGACTACAATAAAACCGTATCAAATATGATGCGATTTATGTTTAGTGGTGCTGTTAGTCTATTGAATCCAAAAGCTTCTACCGGATTACCTGGAGTAAATGGTATGCCTCCAAGTACATCTAAACTTCTAGATCCATTAGTTGGGTTTGGAACACCACTCGATGCTAGAGCAAGAGCAGAAGAAGGACAAGAGTGGGATTATAACACAAGAAGAGATAATATTCTAGCGAGGGTAGAAAAGGTTTATTATGTTCCTGGCTCATCACCTCAGCAAAAGTTTGATAACTTACTATCAATGCTTGCAGTTGCAACCGGAAATTATGGTACTGGAGAAAACCAACTTTTACCATATGATGCTAATACCAAACAATTCTTAATGACTGAGTTTGGTGGAAGAGCCGAAGATACCCTATGGGATTCTAGTAAGCCTGGTATGGTAGATGATATAACTGCACTTCAATCCGCAGGTGCTGGCGATCCTTTGTTACAGTTTGAAATACTAGCTGCACAGCTATCTGCCACTGGCGGATTAAATGATTTCTTATCTGGTGTAGAATATAATTTAAATGATTATAATAGAGGTGGCAAGGTAGATTTACAAAAAGTATTAGATGGGTTTAATGCCGTTGGGTTTGTTCTTAATCAAGAAAGAGGAATTCCTCTGGTTGACTATCGACAGGCAGTAGAAACTAGTGGTATAAACGAAATGGTTTCTGGTAATGTTGGAGTTCGTATTTTCCAACCAGATGCAGAAAACAAGGAAAGAGTATTTAAAACCATACAAGCTTTTGGTCTTGTTCCTCCGGCAATATTTGATAGTACTGGTAGAGAAGAAGTCATTAAAGAAGGTATGATTTGGGATGATACTATAGTATTGCCTTCGGTAAGTGGCAAAGAATCTGTCGGTATCTTAACTTATTTCTTTGTCCCACAAAAAGAAAAGTGGGAAGTAGAAAGTTTAACTACTTTTGTAGAATCAGAATTAGCTTCAGCTGGTATTGATACTACATCAACAAAGTCCAGACAAGATATTGCGTCTGTTGTTACTAGTATTCAAGATAAACAAAGACTATCTAGTGATCCAATTTATAAAACTAATGCTTATGTTTTACATACTATTTCACAACAGATTCCTAATTATAGATTACCATCTTGGTTGTATGATAATAACCAGGCTATTATGGCATCATCCAGAAAAGCGCATTTCCAATTAGATGATAATGGAACGATTAGTCAGTTTGCTGCTATTGGTACGGATCCTATTAACGAGAATAGTTCAAGAAGGTCTTTGAATATTAAACTTAGACCAGAGTTTTTTCCTATTAAATCGTTTGAAGATCGGAATTACTTAACTGAGCAGTTTGACTGGATTAAGTCTTTAAAAGAAAAAGATGAAAATCTTTGGGGTCGTATAAAGTATAGTTATGGGTTTTTAACTGGAGGTGAAGAATAATGGCAATTAACCCTGGTATAGATTATGCTAGTTTATTATTTCCTTCAGTCGGTCAAGATGAAAATGGAAACCCAATTAGAAAAGATGAAGAGATAAGACAAAAGTATTTAAATGGTTTATCAATTTTACCTTTTGTAGAGCAAGAAATATTTGATGAAATTTCAACTGCTAAGGAAAAAGAAAAAGAGCAAAGATCAAGAATTTTTGATGAAAGTAAAAAAGCACAAGAAAAGTTTGAAGAAGCTTCTGATCTAAGGTTACTAGCTACAGAAGACGAAATAAAAAGAAGAGGATATAATAACTTTCAAGGTGGTCCTTTCTTAAATACTTATACAGGTAGGTATGAATGGGGACAACAAGCTTTTGACGAAGCATTGTATGTATCTGGAAGAAATAGGGATAGTCTTAAGGGTATTCTGGCTCCAGAAAGACACAGCCAATCCGCAGTTGCAAATAGAATGTTAGCTAAAGGGTTAGTTTCTGAAGGATTCTTTGATCAAGTACGAGATAAACATATATTCCTTACGCCAGAAGAAAGAAAACAAGCAGAAAAAGAACTAGAAAGTTTTGCTCAGTATGGTAAAGATGGGGCTTTTGCTAACTGGTCACAGTATGGATGGAATCCCACAACTTGGGGAGTAACGGCTGCTCTTAATCTATATGAAAACTACTTTGGTAAAGACCCATTAGATGTAGCTGAGTCTGCACCAGTTGCTAAAAACTGGAATCCTCAAAAAGCTTGGGAGTTATATTCAGACTATCACCCAGAAATTTCTTCTTGGTTACTCCAAAGTGGGTTTAATCCAGATACACTAAGATCTACTAGAGATGATTTTAATTTCTTTGAGCGAATTGGTGATCATATTGATCAGGTAAATTTAAGAAGAACAGCTGAAGTTGATCTAAAGTATATGGGGGATATAAGTAAAACTCTTAATACCACTTTAATACCACTTGTTAGAGATTCTTTTGCTTCTGCGGACGCTCCCTTTGATATGGCTGCTACAGCGGGATTGACGGTACTATCTGGTGGTACAGCTACTGGTGCTTTTATAGCCATGCGTATGGCCCCTGTTGGATCTAGGGCGTATAAAACAGCCAAAGCTGCTGCTACTCTTGCTATGCATACACAGCGATGGAGTAATAAAACAATGTCTTGGCTGCCTCACAACATTCCAGCTAAGTATTTATTTACACCTGGTGCTTCTACTGCATCTAAACTAGGATACTTTACTGCATCAAGCGTTGCTACTGGGGTTGTAACTGGTGCTTTGTATAATGTAGCTAACCAAGTAAATAGATTAAACTCGGAATCAGATTATCAGTTTAGTGCAGAAAACCTAGGACATGATATTGTTATGGAAATTGTAGGTGAACTAGGTTTAGGTGGTGGTATTGGAGCTGTTGGTAGGAGTGGTAGTTTTATTGTATCTAAAGTAAATGAACTTACACACGAAAAAGCAGGTAAGCTTGCAAAATCAGTTATAGATACCCTTCCCTCTAGTGTAAAAGATTCTTTGGCTTTATCCGCTAGGTTGTTAAATCCAGATCAAGCCTGGGATGATATGACCGGGTTAGAAGCCCAGCAGCATTTAGATTCTGTTTTGGCTTTTTCTTCGTTAATGAAGATTAAGTTACTAAGTAAAGATACAAAAACATTCCCAACACTTAGTGCTGCTCTTTGGGGATTAGGGGTTAAGTCATTATCTCCAGAATATACTGTTGGTGTTATTGAAGAAGCTAGAAAAAAGTTCGATGAAAAGAAAAAAACAGATAATACTTTAACTGATTTAGACTACGATATCTATGTTGCTAATCATTTATTATCAGCACTTTATTCTAGGGGTATTGATGTTAAACCGCAGTTTGAAGTTTTGTGGGAAAAGATTCTAAGAGAAAGTTTCTTAACTGATGTATTAAATATTGATCCAGAAGCTAGTGAACAAGTAGTTGAAGAAGCAATTAATAGCGCGGTAAATCTTGAAAAGTTTCAAGAATACAAAACAAAAATAACCGAAAGAACTAAAACTTTATTAGCCGATCTACCATTGGTTGAGTCTAGAAATACTAGTTCAGATGTTGTAACAGATGAAGAACTAAAAGAAGGATTATCTGGTATATCAGAAGAAAGTAGAGCAGAAATTGTAGATGCAATTGGAGAAGCGGTAATAGACGATTCTGGATTAGCCGATGGTGTAAATATTGACTTAGCAGAAAGAATTGCTGAAACCGAATCACTACCTTCAACCACGGATATAGATATCGACAAGGCCGAAGCAGCTTTTGATATTGACAAGGCCGAAGCAGATTTTGATAAAATGGTAGCAGAGGAAACCGCAACAAAGTTTGATATTGACAAGGCCGAAGCAGATTTTGATAAAATGGTAGCAGAAGAACGCGCTAGTAAGGCTGCTCCAGAGGCTGCTGAGGCTGCTCCAGAGGCTGCTCCAGAGGCTGCTGAGGCTGCTCCAGAGGCTACTGAGGCTGCTCCAAAAGCTGCTCCAGAAACCGAACCAGAGGCTGCTCCTGTTGTTGATAAACCAAAACTAGATAGTCCTATTGCTGTTCTAAATGACTTTGGTACAGTAGAGGAAGTATCCGTATTCAATGACATTCTTTCTAAATTTAAAGACGCTTGTAAGTAAGGAGATATAAATGCCAATTTGCAGTATTGAGGTTTTAAACCAAATCAGAAAGTATCTTTCTGAAACAACTAAATTAACAGCTGACCAAATTGATGCTCAGGTAAAAGCATTTCAAAAGACTATTGAGAATGAAGAGTCAGTCAAAGCTGTTACAGACTTCCTAAGTGAAACCTTATTTACAGCAGATGACCAAAAAAAGCTTGGTGAACTAGTAACTAAATTTAGAAGAGCTAAGAATATAGACGCTATTGCAGATTCTGATATTGAAACTTTCTTTTTACTAGTGGGAAAACTACAGGCTAACAGGGATAATAAACTTGTTCCAGCACAGAAGCTTAAGTTTTCTGAAAGGACTGAATTAAAAGAACAGTTAAAGAAACTTAAAGAAAAGTTCCGTAGAGACAATAAAACCAAGGAATTGGAGTTTGTTACTAACCTCTTAAAGAGAGTAGAAAGAGCTGAAACAAACAATAAAAACATCGGTAAGTATATAAGACGTACTGGTGTAAGATCTCAAAGAGCTAAGATGGGAGCAATTTTTGAAGCTTTGAGATTACTACCTGAAGTTGAAATCTTAAATGATCCAGATCTTTTAAAGCTAAAAGAGGAAAAATTTAAACTCATTGGTAGACTAAAAGCTATTACAGATGTTGGTGAAAAACAAGCACTTAAAGAAGACATTAAAGAACTAACAGAAAAAATAAAAAATAAAACAAAAGAGTTGTTTGGATCTAAGTTAATCAGAAAACTAAAAAAGGATACTTCAGATTTTTCATTAAGTTTACTTGAAGAACTAAAGTCTTTACAAGCGGACCAAGAAGCTCAGAGTACTTTCCTTGTTAACAGTATACAAGATATTTTAAATACAACCGATATTAAAGATACATCTAGAGCTGCGTTCTTAATAGCAAAACAAAATATTGAAGTAATAAAAACACTTAAAGATCTTTTAAATCTAATCAGAAAAGAAGCTAAGGGCGAAGTAAACTATGCCACCCTTCTTGCTGTTTTGGGGGATATTACACCAGATCTTCAGAATATAATTAACAAGTCACTATCAAAAAAACGACTAAAATATCTTACTGGTAGTACTAAACTAACGGATTTAGAGATTGGAAAGATATTTACAAAGATTCAAAGACTAGGATTAGACCAGGCATTATCAAATGGTAAGTCTATTCTAGAGTTAAGTTCTCAAGAAGAACTAAAGCTTGAAGAAGAATTAGCCAAATCTAAAATGGGATCTGGTCTTAATATTGACGATGTAGACAATAATACGGTTTTTGATAGAGAAGCCAGCAATCAAGAAGTATCGTTAGATAACCTAAACTCTAGAGAACAAAGAGCAAAAGAGTTTATTGAAAAAACTTCTTTTAAAGATTTGTTTATACAACTTAAGGCTGCTTTAGAAAGACTAGAAAGACTTAAAGCTTTGCCACAGTTTTCTGAAGTTATTTCAGCAGATGTTGTTAGAGCTTTGTTTGGAAATAATATTGGTGGTATTAATCCAAATATTTTCTTTGCGGATGCTATTCAAGAAGAAAGAACCATTACAAGGGATACATCTGTTACCAATCCATCAGAAACATTACCAGAACCACTAGTAAGTGCCTTTGATATTTTAAACTTTGACAGAGAAACACTTGATGCTCTTCCAGATTTTAAAGATGAGTTTAATGGAGATTGGTCTAAACTAATTTCATTTGACCTAGAGATTGATCGTAAAACCGGTAAAATCTATATGGCTACAATTGAACATAGCCAAGTACCGAACATTGATCCAAGACTACAGAAACTAGCAGAGCAATCAACCAGAGGTACTATTGGTAGCTTTAAAGAGTTTACTAAAGATGATGTAAAAGAAATAATTGATGTATTAGAAGCCATGCAAAACCAAGGTTGGAAGGTTGTTGGTTTTAATCTACTAGGCGCAGACTTTGTTTGGCTATCTGAATATCTAGATGAAATTGATTTAGACTATTCTTTAAAACTAGGTAGAATAGCCCTTAGATCTTTTGATTTAATGACATCAATAGAAGTTACTCAGAATACAAAACTAAACCTAAATAACCTATCTCAAGCTGTATTAGGTCGTGGTAAAGGAACCCTACGAACTGGAGAAACAACTAAAGTAACTGGTACTAATGTAGTAGAACAACTTTTAAATGCAACTACACAAGCTGAACTTGATAATTTAAATATCTATGCTAGGGGTGATGCTCAATTAGTAATTGACATTATTGGAGAAATTAGAGCTAAAGAAGGCACTACTTTAAATGTCGATGTTAGAAGTGAAGGTAAAACATCTGCTGCTATAACCTTAAACTCACCAGTTCAAACTTGGATTTTAAGTGGACAGCATGGAAACAATGGATTTAATTTCTCTGCATTGTTCTCTGGATTTAATAATCCTGGTTTAATAAGAACCGCCACAACAACACTGTCTGGATTTAGTCGAGGTCAGGCAGAAACATCAAGTGTTAAGTTTAATACAAATAAGGTAGAACAGCAACTTACTCTAGCTTTAGTACTAGCTTTACAAGCAGACGCTGATACTACTAACCTAGCTGAAGCTATAACAGAAGCTTCAAAGAGAGCAACCAAACAAGAACTAGAAGTATTGGTTAATAGAGTAAAGTTCTTACGAAGACAAAAAGAAGCGGGTGTAAAAGCTAAAGTAGATATAATGAATGATGGATCTGAAACACCTAGATTTATTTTAAACATCTCAGAGGGTGTTCCAACCTATTTAGATACTAGCCTAGAGTATGAAACAGAAGTAATTAATGCTTTTAAGGCTTTCTTCTTAGATATCAAAGGTGATTTCCAAAGTGAAAAAACTATGGAAACAAAGGCTATTCAAAAGATTCAAGAATTCACTAATAATGAATTTAGAGAAATTAATGCAAATGAGTCTTTTAATAGTTATGTAACATCCTTTATTAACGAATACATTCTTCCAAGAGTAGGTGCAACATCTATTGCTAACTTTGGTGATGGATCTGTAGACTACTCACCAGCCTTTAATGTTGGCTATGCAATTGCTCAGTTAGTACTTGGTAGAAAAGATGGATCTATAAATAAACTTGTAATAGATGATCTTGAAAGAGGAAATACTCCAACATCTGTAGTAGCTGAAATACGAGAAAAAGCAGATCAGGTTACAGAATCCCTAAAGTATCAAATACCTACTAGAGATAGCATATCTATGTTTTCTCCTATTTCTATTAGACAACTAGAAGAAACATATAATGACTGGAGATTAAAGCAAAGAGTTGAGCATATCTTAAATCCAGATCGGTATGCAGGGCTTACTGAAGACCAGATTAGAGAACGATTAAGACAGCTATCGGTTGGCGAGTATGCGTCTAGAGTAGAGGTTTTATCTAGATCTGTTACATCTATTATTCCTCAAGTTACTCCTAGTATTAATAATAGACGGTTGTTTAATCAACTACCAACAATGGATGAGACAATAGAAAGAACTTTAGAGGCTTTACTAGATCTTCCTGTAGTTGGAGCAGCTGTTGTACATGACTCCTTCTTCTTTGAAACAGAAATTGTTACAGATATAAACTCAGATAAGCCACTAAAGTTTAAGGAAAATAGAGCATCACCTGGTGCTTGGTCTGCTGCGGCTTTAATTAATGGACAGCTATTAGCGCAATTAGCTTGGTATCAAACTTATGGTTTAACTAGCCAAGCAATTGATACATCCATTGAAAATACCGTTAAGTTAGAACAAGAAGGTAAACTTGCTAGACGCAAAATTGATTACTTTGACTTTGACTTTAACGGTGTTCACCACATGTTAATGTTAGCTTTAGCCTATGAAGCAGGAACATCAAAGCAAGCACCAGCTAAACTTTTAGAAAAGCTACAATACGATGCTTGGTTTAAATCAACTTCTGATAGCAAAGCAGACTCTGACTTTTATAATCAAGTAGCAGAAAAAACATTTGATAGTGTTAAAGCTAGGTTTGAAAAGTTAAGTGCAAAGAAAGAAGCTATAACAGCCTCTGGTAGAAAACTAGATGCTAATGAAGAACAAGAACTTAGATCACTAACAAAATGGAATAACCTACTTTCAACCCATATTACAGACCTTAGAGCCTTCTTTAAAGTAGCTGTACTACCAAGGCTATACGAAGGTGGTAACCCATCCATTGGTCAAGCTATCTTTGATAAACTAAAAGATTTAGAAATCGGTCAGGATATTACTAATGGGGATATTAACTTCCTATTAGAAAAAGCTAACTTGTCTGGTGTTACTGGATTAATTAGTTTAATTGATAGTACAATTGGTATTGATACTCCTTTACGAAATGATCTAAAAAATAGATTAGCTTCGTGGTATAATCAACTGTATATGGATAAAGATGGAAAGCATAGATTCCATGAAACCCTTAAAGCACTAGCCACGTCTAATCCTAATTTTGCTGCTGGTATTATTGATCTAGATAATGTCAATGAGCTAATTAGAACACGCATAGATATTGCTGCTAGAATGTTAACTAAGCCAATTGATGAAACACAATTAAACGTACCACTAGAAGATAGAATCAGAGAAAATAAAAGAAGGCTATATGAAAAGTGGGCAAAGAAAATTAACGATGGTAGAGCATTTATTAGAAGCAAAGGTGGGCGGCTAGCAACGCTAAAAGATAAGATGGAGTTCTATACTTTAATGGGCATGGAACCAGAAGCTTATAAAGAAAATGCTGTACTGGTTGCTATTAATGCATTAAATAGAACCCCGCTTAAATTACGAGAACAGATAGTAAATGAAGCTTGGAATAGATTTGATACACCTGTTAGTGAATACTTAGGTAATACAGGTAACTACGCTTTCTTCCAAGCTGTATCAAGAGATTTGGCTGGTGGTCGTTTGTACACCGAGTTTACTCCTATTAGCTACCAGGGTCCTGAATACTCTCAAGTACAGACTCCTAGAGCTATGGAAAGTGGTGATGTTAGTGAAAGCGGAATGTATGATATTGATAAGTATAGATTCCTTGATCTGGCTAACTCTCAAGGAGAGGATGCAGCTAGAAGATACATTCTACAACTAGTATTACAAAACTTTGAGTTAAGACTTGCTAACGAATATATGGCATCTGACTATGATGCTAAAGCTTCTGAAACAGTTACTTCTTTCATGGAAACATGGAAACAATCTTCAAAACTTGAAAGAGTTGCACTTGAACGAAAGAAGAGAAGAGAAAAGGAACTTAAAGACCTAGCCAGACAAACAGCAGAAGAACTTGCTGGGTTCCCAGATTTAACCACATCAGAAGGAACATTGGCTTTTGAAGATGCAAGAAATAAAATTGAAGCTGCCAAAAAAGAACTAGAAGCCAGAAAGAAAAGAGGATTGTTGGTTGAGCAATCTCAAAGATTCCTTGGGTCATATAACAATACAGTAAACAACCCATCTGAATCATTTAATGAAGAGTCAACACTAAAGGGTGTATTTGCTTTTAGACCAAAGATGGCTAGATTTGATATTACTGACTTGCCTATTTATAGCCTTGCTGAACTTAGCCTAAAGACAAGAATAGATAGACAAAACGCAGCTTGGGTAAAAGAAGTTAAGAAGAGAAAAGAAAAGCCAACAAGCATTGCTGATATTATCCCAGAAAAAGCTTTAGGTTGGCGGCATACAGTTAACCCAAACAAGCTACCATATATCAATAGAATCCCAGTACCTATTTCTCTGTTGTCTGGGGCTATAGATGAACAAAGCAAGCTAGTATTTGAAAAAGCTAAACTACAAAGCAAGTTGACTAAGTTTGCTGTTGACAATGGGTTTGAACACCTCATTCAACCTGGGAATGAAGACTGGGCATCACTACAGTATATTTTCTTATCTTATAGAAAAGCCAGCTATAGACTTACTAGAAAATTTAGACAACTTCCTTCTTATGATACAAACCCAATAAAGTTCATAGAAGACTTTAACTCATCAATGTCAGGATACTTAGGATCTATTTTTGATCTTATTGAATTCCAACACAATACAACTGGTAAGCCCCTTACTCAACTAGACTTCTCATATTACGGTGGATTTAATCCTCGTATGTTAAAAGGAAGAAAGGTTGGGGGTAAGATGTTTATGTCTTATTTTGATCTTCTTCGTGTTATAAGCAAGAACTCAAAACAGCTTGAACCTCTTGAGTTTGGATTGGTTGTTTCACCTAGAACTAGAGTTGCTGGTGATGATACAACATATGCAAAAGACACTAGAAGATTACCCATTACTGTACAGGCACATGATGCTGTAAACTTAATTTTCTTAATCTTTAACTTAGAAAAGATTAAGCCAGTTATTACTGAGTTTGCTGTAAACAATGGATTTATTGGTGATGTTGAGTCTGGGCCTGATGGGTTTGTAATTCCAGAAAGCATTCCTGTAAGTAGAATGATGGATGTTATGAACTATGTTCGACAGCATCCTACATTTAAAAATGTAGATCTATCTACTGCCGGATTCTATTTAAACTATACAGCTTATAATAATTCTTCAACACTTGAAATTGCTACTGTTGATACTAAGATTAAACCAGGTCAGAATCTACATACAGCACTTGGAGATCAAAATCAACTATATGTTACAGATGGTAATACAAAGTATGCTTTTACTCCAGATATGCTTGATCAGTTATTACTTGCTTTGCGTAACTCTGTTGTATTCCAACAAGCAGAACTAGCAGTCCAAACAAATAGAAGCATTGGTGAAAGAAAGTCAAGACTAGAGTTAGCTAAGCTAAAAGAAACTTTAGAATATTATAATGGTAATAGAGATCTAGCAGCTGATGAAGCAACTATTCTAGATGAGCTACATAAAGAAAGTAATGTTCCATTCTATTCTCTTGATGCTGGTTTATATGATTCTAGATATGGAGTTAACTACGCAATTACAGATTCAATTAAGTATTTAGTTGAAACACCTATTGCTTTAATACCATCTTTAGGTAAAGAGTCAGTGCAACTAAAAGCCTATGAAATGGGTTTGCTAATGGTACTAAAGAGAGCCATTAATAAAGCAGAGCAAAGAGGTCAACGCAAATCACTTAAGAAATTTAATACACTCCTAAAAAATAATCCAGCATTCAGAGATCTTGTGCCTGTATTAAAGTATGTTATTGAAAACCCAACTGTAGATCGTAATACAGTAAAGGCACTAATTAGTAATGTATTTAGACGGGAAGACATGTCTACTGCTAAACTGGATATCTATACCGATCAACTTTTAGAGATTAAACAAGAGTATTTAACTATTGTAAATCCACCAAAGAATACTTTGTATTATGAAGCCAAGAGTTATCTACAACGGTTAGATGCAACTACCGAAGCTGTTGAAACGGCATCAAATAATTACCTAGCAGACTTTATGTTATCTAGAGGTATTCCTATGTCAAAACAGGAAGAAGCAAGAGTAGCATTTGCTGAAGCTTTAGAATACCACAAAGTCAAGGGTTTATTCGACCTATCGGGATATGAAGCAAAAGCAGAAGATACATTAGAAAGCTTTGCTTCTGAAGTTTCATTTGTTACTCGGTTTGGACGAGAAGGTGAAAGAATTAATTCACAGATTAAACAACTTGATTTGGATTCTGTATCTGAAGAGCTGTATAGATCATTCATGGGATTTATACTAACTAGACACCCAGAACTTGCCTCAAACATTACAATTAGTTTAGATACTAATCTAAATAGATTGGCTAAGATGCGAATTGTCGGTGGTCAGATTCAGATCATATTCAAGAAAAATCCAGAAAAAGCGGCTAGCGTTTTAAAGAATCAACCAATTGAAAAAATAGTTGAAACATTCAGCCATGAGCTATCTCACATTAGTGTTGAGATTGCTAAGCAGCGTAATCCAATTGCTTACGAAGAAGCCATTGAAACACTAAGATCAGATCGTGGTAAAGAAGTAATTGGCTTGTTAGTACAACAAGCATTCCAGGGTTCATCTATAGTACAGTCTGATATTGATTTAATGGTATCACACTATGAAAATAATCCAGAAGAAGCTTTGGTTTTCTGGGGTTCATTCTTACTAACACAAAAGGTTCTTGGCGATAAAGCTAATCCCAAAGCTCTTAAGAGTATTTATAATTACTCAGAATCAAGAAAGATTACTGGTTGGTTTAAGAGAACATTCAGTGCTATTGCAGACTTTGTAGAATCTGTATCAACCTTCTTTAATGAAATTAGTAGAACACCTAAGTACAACAGACCTGTAGAGAAACTAAATAAGGTTTTTGAACAGTTCTTTGAACTAACGGCTGAACCAAAAACAGAACTACTTACCAATCTAAATGATACTGATTTAGATAACTACATTATCTATGATGCTTCTACATATCATCCAATGACTGAAGAAGAGTTCCAAACAATGAGTGAATATGCGGAACTAACTCAACGATTAAACGAAGTAGAAGTAAATAGCGAAGAGTATGCAAGGATTCAAGCTAGACTTGTTGCCATTAGAGATCTGTACATCAATCGACAAGATAGTCTTGGTGTTGAGGATTTCCAATACTACAGTGTTCTTGAAACTCTTAGAAGAAGAGGTCAAAGCCTTGGGTTACCTGGTGTAGAGTTTGCTCAGCCAGAAACTCCAGAAGAAGAACTAATTGTTGTAGACCACATTATACGCAAGCTATCTGATTTCAGAGGTAAGCGTGTAGATAGCCGAGGTACTGCTGCTTACCTTGCAAGACGAATTGCTACACTGTTAACTGGATCTTCTATGCAGGATGACTCAGCTAGAGTTAATGAAAGAATCCAAGAAATGCAGTATATTGTTTCAAGTATATTCTTTGGGTTAGGATCAAACCAAAGTGAATTGACTTACAACTCACCAATCGGAATGATTGCTTCATTGGCTAATCTACTTGATGCAGACTCGCAAACAACAGAGGCTTACTTTGAAACCAATACCGGATTAAACGGTATTAGGCAAAACATGTATAAAACAAAGTTGTTTGTACGGGCAGTAGCTACAGCTAGAAATGAACTTATCAAGGAATTCTCTAGTGTTGTTAATGGTCTAGATAAAGCCAATAGCATGGTTGTTGAAGCCTTTAACTTCCTTGTTAATGGAACAATTGACAATAAGTTCTCTGAAGAAGAAAAGAAAGCAATCGAATCTTTTGCAAAGGTTTACAAGAAATCCGCAGAACAATTGCATATCCTATTTACTGAGTCAGGATTAAAGGATGCGAGAAGATCGTTTAACCCATCATTCTTAGCATTTAAACTTGATGCAGAACAGTTCCAAGGTAATACAGCAGAAATAAAACAAAGACAAAGAAACTTTAAGAATGCATTAAAGAAAGTAATAAGACATAAACTTACTAATGAATTAGTTACTAATGATTTTATTCATCCCGTTGTTTTCTTTATGTCTGATGCTTTACCGGCAATTACAACTTTAGAATCAACTAAAGTAGATCACAATCAACCATTCTTAGCGTTTATTGAAAAGAACATTAATGGAACAACAAATGAAAATTCACTAGAAGGTATTATGTTTAAGGTTATCTTAAACTACGCTGCTGGTATGGATAGAACCAGTACAGATATGGCATCTAAGATACTAGCACTAAAGTCTAGACTCAGTGCTACTTCCTTAACTTCTGGTGAAGGCAAAATAGCTGCTGGCGTTTTACTACAGGGTTATAAAGAACTTCTTAGAAATGCTTCTGCTACTGGCACAACACTAACATCGTTACTACAGAGATATAACTCCAACATCAGTGCAGATAATGTTAATGCAATTCGTAATAATATTATTGAAGCATTACGCAGTGATGGCATTGGTAAACCTGGGTATGCTTCTAAAATTCAAATTATGAATAGCAGACTTTCTCCAATTAGAATCAAATCAGAAAAATCAATTCTAGATATGGAGAATAGAAGCTTAACCGATTACCTTGCTCAAGACTTTATTAATACTATGGGTAATTCATCAGCTATTGTTTATGAAGATGGACTTAACCCAACTATTAATGATGTATTTACTTCTTCTGTATTAACACCCGCAGAACAAGAAATAGTTAGGGCTGGTTTCAGTAGAGATCTTTCATCTATTATTTCTAGTTTAGAGAAGGGTTTAGGTCAGCAAGCTGTATCTCAATCATTGATCTATGAACTTACTGGAATCCGTGGTATGGATTTCTTGAAGCTAGTTAATATACTAGAGAGTATTGTTACTCAAGGAGAAAGACCAAACGGACAAGCTTTCTATTACCAGTTCTCTGTAGATCCAACAACAGGTGAAAGAAGACAAGTACAGCTTACACAAAAACAAGTTAATCTACTAAAGAATGCACTAAAGGCTTTAAAGCATAAGTACATGTATATGTGGAATATTAAGCAAACACTTGATAACTCACAGAGCAGTATGGTAGAACCAACAATTGGTATTTTTAGAACAGCCGCAGAAACAGTCTGGGGTACAAACCAGGTTGCAGCTGGGTTACTAATTGATTCTACTATGGGTGCATTAGGTACAGCTATGGCATCTCCATTAATGTCTGGGGATGTTTTAAAGTATTATGGTAACTACTTTAGATTTATGGCAAGCATGGGTTTAAAGACTGCAACAGATGCTTGGAGATTTACACAACTACGGGGAGACTTTGCAGACTTTGCAGAAATTATTTGGGACTCAAACAATACTTATGTTGCCACTTGGAGAGATCTATATGGCTCTACTGATTCTTCAAAGACAGCCAAGAATCTTGGAAAAAGAGTTTTAAGTATATTCCAAACACTCAATATGACAACATCAGTAGCAGCTAAAGCAGCTTCTGGTAGAATGGCTACTACTACGTTATTCAATCAACTGCTGACAAACAATCTAGAAGAGATACAAACTATTCTGGTTGATGAGTCTTTTGATACAGGTAACCTAGATGGTTACTACAAATTGGTTGAACGACTAAAGGAAATGGGAGTCAGAAACCTACCATCAGCTGAAGCTATTACAAGAATGAAAGCCGCTGGTATTTTTGAAACAGGAAATATTGCAGCTCTTAAGTTCTTAGTAAACAACTTTAATCTTAAGAAACTATCAACATCAGAACTAACACAAGCTGTATTAAGTTTACCAGTAGATTGGGGACTTGCTGTAGGATCTGTATCTTTAGATAGAAATATGTTATTTAGAGCCGTTGGTTCCATAGATAAGTTTATTGACCAATACATCAGACTTGGTATGGTGTCTTCAACAGCAATGGATGCTATTAATGATGATCATCCACTAAGCAAACTGTATTCTCTATGGAGATCTTATGGTGTTCTATTTGGTTCACAAGTAATGCTAAGAAACAGTTCTAGAATTGGCTTGCACAAGACAGTTCTATTACTTGTTACACAAACCATGCTTGATATCATGTATCAAACATTCTTAGCCATTGCCAGCGGTTTCTTGTCTGGTGATGAACTAGAGCGATTACTAAAGGGACAACCATCCAAAAAGACAATGCTTATGATTTTAAACATGGCAACAAGAAACCCCATGTTTACTCTTAGTGGTAATGCTATTTTGGAAGTTGCTCAGTTTATCGGAAAGAATGTTGCTGGAGAAAAGGCACAACCACTAAACCTACTAAGTCCACTTGGTTTAACTGCCTTTACTCAAATGCTAAAGTCTCTATCCATCAATACAAATAAACTTGTAAATGCTGATTCAGGAACAGAAGCAGCTGAAGCTGTTTGGATGGGTGGATTACAGTACCTAACACCAGGGGTTCGCAGTATTGTTAATACAGCAATCAACCAAAGCAAGCCAGTTAATAATGCTATTTCTCAAAGAACATCAAAACCAAAAACAACACTATCTAATGGTAAACCAGTAGCATCACCAATAGAAAGTGCTGTAGGATATTACTTTGATTACAGCAATCCAGGCACAATGAATAATATACTGGATGCACAACTAAAAGAATTGTTTGGTTCATACTACACAGATATGATTAATAAACAAATAGAAAATCTAAATAGACTTCCTAAGATAAAAGAGAACAATCCAATTGTAACTCTACCTCCAAACGAAGTAACACAGCAAGTAGTACAACCAGTGCCTCCTGCTAAGAAAACAAAAGAACCTTCCTTAGAAGAACAAGCTACAACTCCTATTAAAGCTCCTGACTCGCTGAGGTAAATCGACTTAGGGGTCAGAAATTTCTGAGGGGCTATGGTACGACGTGGAGGGATGCAATCCCCCCTTACCCCCCAACCACCTACACTACAACCAGAGAACTAATAATTCTCTGGTTGTTTTTTTCCCAGGTAGATTCCCTACCTATCCCTATCACTGGGGCTCAGTGAACTCTAGGTCCTATAGACCAGAAAGGTTTGTACTGTGGCAAATCAAACCCGATACTCTTACATCCACGGACAGAAGCGGGAATACCACCCACTCAATACAGAGAGTCAGTACGAAGCTTTTTTGTGGTTGTTTAACGCAGCATTCTTCCGTCCGGATCGCAACTGGGAGCTGTGGGAGCGCGATGAGCTCGGTGGTGATGGTGTGCGTATCGCTTATGCGTGTCGTAGCGAAGACGACCTTACAGTCACTCTGACAGTTGTTAAGTACAACAGCTAAGTACTGAACCACATTCCCCCTAGGAGAAATCCTAGGGGGATTTCTTTATGGGTATATACCCAGAAAGGAGATTCCACATGAAGTATAACTTCAGGATTGTGGATCGTCATGGTAACGAAGTTACCGTGACCATCACGGCAAATAGTCAAGATGCAGCAAAGGCTAAGTTGATCGCTGATCATCAGCCCCTTGCCATTATTGGCAACCCGTGGTGACCAAGTCCCCCAGGTTAATCCCTGGGGGATTTCTTTATGGGTAGACTTTCTACCTATCCCTATCACTGGGGTTCAGTGAACTCTAGGTCCTATGGACCAGAAAGATTTGGCCATGTACGATAACATCCAGTACAAGTTCCTCCGCGGATTTGAGTGGGATCCCACTCCAGTCCGAGAGACAGACTTTACAAAGGTCCTGCATCGCTTGTTTGACGCTACATATGAATGCAGCGACCATTGCTGGGAGTTGTACGGTAACGGAACCTTGATGGCCACGGCCATTCGTTCGGAGGATAACAGCACGGTCACCTTGACGGTGCTGAAGTCGCCGTACGAAGTGCTGTACGCCTCGTCACTCCACGATCCTACGGCGGAGTAATCCCTCCCTTCCCCCAGGTTAATCCCTGGGGGATTTCTTTATGGGTAGCATATGCTACCTCTGTCAGGTCCTTGCAGTCTCAAGGGCCAAACTTGTTAGGAGATATGTAATGGTTATTACCATTGTCGCACTTCCCCACGGCTGGTTTGTTGTGTACTACAACAACCTCCCTGTCTTTTACCGTTCTGAACAGGAAGCCGTGGACGCGGTCGGGTGTGCGGGAATGTCGTGGCAGACCGTCACGACCCAGCGTTTGACTACGGTTCCTGTTTCGTAACAAGGGGCAAGCCGCCTTCGGGTAAGATGTGATTAATGGCTTGCCCGAAGCATCCCCCGGAGAAATCCGGGGGGTGTTTTTTATGGGTAGCATATGCTACCTCTGTTAGGTCCCTACAGTCTTAGGGGCTGTCTTGCAAAGGAGTAAGTTAGTATGGCTACGATCAAGATTCAAACCGTTGCGATCCTTCCGGCACTTCCGAACAGCGGTGAACCGACGATCAAGGTCAGCATGAGCTACGACGGACAAGCGGTCACCCGCCACGATTTGGGGCTGGGTTTCTGTGATAGCCGCTCGGAATTCATGCTGGCTGAGGTTGTGGGGTACATCCTCAAGGAGTATCGGTGGTCGCATGGCGAGATGACTGTGACAATTAGCTGAAAACCAAACGGCGCAAGTTCGCTTCCCCAGGGTAACACCTGGGGAAGTTTTTTATGGGTTGGATGTAACCCAAGTTTTCTCCCGCTATAAGTGGAGTCCTGGGAGTAGAGGAGACTAAATATACTACTCCCACCAGGTGGACCTAGTTGATCCACCCTTCCATTTGTACACGGAAGTAATGTACAAGGGATGTACAAGAACTACTTAGCATTGTAGTTATGTGGTTGGTGCTAAGCCGGAAAATCCCAGAAACGATCTGGGTGTAGAGGCTGTCACTACTTAAGGACAGAACCAAGGGCTATGCCCAAAGGATTGATACGATGAAGATTCCTTTCGTTGGTCAACCGCGTCTTACCATCCACGGTCTGGCGCGGACCGTCCAGTCTAACCTGATCTCCCAAGGTCAGGACCCTTCTGACTGGACCGTGTGCGGCAAGGTGCTCGGTCACCTCGTCGCGTCAGGGTGCTACACCATTGAGTTGGTGGAGTACAAGGAAGGCAACAAGCTCCGCAAGAGCGTCGAGCTGGTCCGTCGTTTGGCCAGCGCAGCTGACATGATCAGCGCATGCCCGATCATGGCTCTCCCTGAGGGCCATGCTGAAGGTATGGACGTTCTCTCTGCGCCATCATGGGTCCGCGATGAGCGGATGCTTCCCATCGTGATGGCCTTGGTTGATGGGTACGGCAAGAAGACGTACACCATGCAGCAGGGCAAGAAGATGATCACTGTTGTTCGTGATCGCTTCTTGATGGAGCACCTCCAGGAATGGGAGCTGGATAGCTTGATCCAGCTTGGCAAGGATACTGAGGTGAGGTACACTCAGTACACCGATCAGCGCATGTCACGTTGTTACTACGGCGCGATGAACTGCCACACCATTCCTACCTTTCAGAGTGGGGACGGGTTTGCAATGATGCGCCTGTCCACACCTGAGAAGGTGTCCTTGGAGTTCGTGCAGAAGGTGTGGATCCCACACATCTGCAAGGAGTACAATGTTACCCCGGAAGTTGTTGCGGGTGTCGGTACTTCCTTTGAGGAGGCTGTGTCGTTTGGCCTCAATCCCAAGGGCGGCGTTCGTTCGGTTAGCCAGAAGAAGCGAAACCTTCTGGGCTTTATCCAGAGCTGCATGGACATCCATGAGGCCCTGGAGACTGGATGGACTACGGGGTTCCTGACCAAGGATCAGATGTCCAGTGGCATCGTCATTGAAGCCACGGCTCTGGGTTCCGATACCATTCGGCAGATCCAGGGTGGACAGAAGATCTACGAGTCAGTGGCCAAGGGCATCAAGCTGCCCGAGTGGGTTCACCCCAAGATCCGTGCCTACACGGGCTCAAGGACTTGGGCAAAGCTGGCGGCAATTCCGCTGGCCTACACCTCGCGGTTCGTCCACGGTACGTTCATCCGTGGCGAAAACGCCACGCTGTCCGATGAGGATGGCAATGCTCTTCTCCCTTGGGAGATTGAGTCTGCGTTCATTGACCGGGAGAACCTGAACCCGCAGATCCGCGATGTTCTCATCGGGATGTCTGATGATGAGATTCGTGAGCTGGCAGATGTTGTGAATGCTGCTACGCTTACGGCGTTCCGTGACTTCGATCCCAAGTTGTACGACTTCACAGACGCTTTCAAGGATCAGGTCAAGAACATGGGTCGCATGACTGTCCCCTATGCGGGGATCATGGCAGACCACCATGTCGTGGCCCCGAACACGGCTGCCTTCCCTGTGGATCCCCGAACTAACCTTCGGGATATCCCGAGCGTGTCCTTCACCATTCCCCACCGTTACCGTGATTACTTCACGGCGGCGGGACTCAGTGGACGGTTCCAGCCTACCATTGCCCCCTTCTACAAGGGCGAGGTTGTTGACGGGAAGTTTGTCAGCACGGGCGAGCTCAACCGCATTGATACCCCCAGCGGGTCTCTGGTGCGGTTGGTGTCTCTGGCCGACTCGCGGATCATGCTTCGTGCTGTTCGGAGCTTGGGCAAGGGCGTTGTGGGTCATCGCCATGATATGATTGGCATGCGCCCCTCCGCCTTCGTTGGTAGCGAGAATGCCTATGTGGAGGCCATGTACGAGGAGTCTCGCGGTGAGTTGTTTACCGCCTTCCGTAGCGTGATGGGTAACCTGGTTTCCCAGGAACCCGTTGCCAAGGATGAGTACATGGCATTGGCAGGAACCTTCTTCCGCTAATCACACCCTGACACTTCCCCCCTAGGATCAAACCTAGGGGGGATTTACATTGGGTTAATTCCCAAAGGTAATGAATTTGACAGGTTTATAAATTACCTACCCCTAAAACCTGACTGTTAGGATCTTGCTTATGGCTAGTAACAACAGTGGCGTTACCATTCTTGGGACGCGAACGGCGGTTCCACAGGTCTTCCAGCTGGTTGACCTGAGGTTCTTCTCCTCCAGCTCGGCGTATTATCGGGTCTGGTGCAATCCCAGTAACTACCGTGTTGAGCAGTACATCAACGGTGAGTGGCAGGAAGTAAACCGCCATCGGCGCAACTTGGTCGAGGTGTCTCTCTTGGAGGATACCATGATGGCCAAGTACAAGGTCTACCCGGATGTTTGGATTATGGACTCTGCGCTCAAGTTCGTTTCGTCCCATGACGATGGTGGATGGTGGTATTGTACCACCGTCCTGACCCTGAGCTCCCAGTTCAAGAAGAACACCTTGACTGGAGGTCTGCTGTCTGTATCCGTCAAGGGTACTGGGACATCCCCAAAGGCAGCAGAAGAGGACTGGGTCACCAAGTGGAAGGCGTTCTGCAAGCAGCAAAACGTCACCTCTACCTTCCGCCTGAAGGGTGATGGAGTGTGGAATAAGCTCCCATAACTCAATCCCCTTCCATTTCCCCCGTATAACCTACGGGGGATTTCTTTTATAACCCCCAAACAACCCACCCATAACCCAGGATACCCCTGGCATAACCCATACATACCCACCCATATCCTAGTTACCCGGGTATGGCTCAGGCTAATAGCTTGGTATTATAGCCACTAGGAGGCCATTAC